GTGAATTTTAATTAGAGATTATTCATAAATCTGTGGAAACGATCTCATCGGATTCATTTATTTTCTCGGGTGTGGTTTGAGACGGAGGATCTTGTGGATCCGTCTGAAGCCGTGGCTGGCATCGCGTCATGTTCATGAAAGAAAGATCTCGCGCTGTTATTAGCGCGGAAATTGCGATTACCAAATCCTCGATTTCCCGCCGAGGTCGTTGGCTCATCACGATGCCTTTGACCTTGAAACCTTCCGCTTTGGTTGTTAAATCCGCCGCGATTTTTCGGATGGTGCGTGCGACCGTATTCGTCCATACGGTGTAAGACTCTTCCAGGTCTCTCACCTTTTGGGATACGTCGATCTTGGGTTGCTCGTCCGCCATTATCTTGATTGATTATAACTGTTGATGATTGCCCGGGGCCGACTACGGAATCTCCCACGACTGCCTCAATCTTATGAGTCAGTGTGTTCTCCAATATAACGGGAAATTTATCCAGAGCTGTAACTGAGTCGATCAATGCTTCTTTTAAGATCAACTCGGCTTCAGTCCAGTCGAAGAAACTACAGAAAGTTTCTCGAATCATTTCGGCATTCTCCTGCGGCCATGGATGATCCATTTTGTACAGTTCTTCACCTAAGGCATCTTTAAGTTCCGTTCCGGCGCACAAATCTAAGATCTTGCGCGCCCAGTTACCGATCAATGGTGTTTTGGAGTCGGTAGCTAGGTATCCGCGGGCTTTGTTGTATGCAGCCTGCACGGGTGAAACTTGTTTATTACCTGAAAGGTGGATTTTGATGAGTGTACGTTCGGGGTCTTGGAAACTGTCCAACGTAACACCGGGATTGACGAATATTCGGCCACAGAACCCGACCGCCTGGCCGGGTAATGAGGTCGACATCTTCGCCTTCATTCCGAGTGCTTCCGTTGCTGCCGCGAACGCTACATCCAGCCCTGGTATGGCTGGTAGGACACTATCATCTCCTGCAAATATGGTCTGGTCATTGAGGACCGCCCAGGCATCTTTTGGAGTCATCATCATCTGGCGTAACGCACAATAGCACACAAACGCGTCTATCATCGTATTTCCATCTGTCGTTGGGGGCGAACCAGAGCGAGTTCCAACACCAGCATCGTACTTCATTCCGGTCGATGTGGTGGCCCGTGTCATAAGCATTTTCCTGTACCAATTGTTCAATTCACCCCGATGCATTGGGATGAAGGCTCTACAATAAATGGCGAGGACAGTATCCTGTAGAAACTGTGATACCGATCCGTCCATATTCTCAAAGTCAGCCATGACAGCGCCCTTATGCCCGACGATTTTCGAGATTCGTTCAGCGATCTCGATCGGCGTCTTGCACGGAGCGTACCATGGTGTACTCTTCAAGAAAGCATCCTTAAATGCATATGTATAGCACGAAAACATTGTGGTCAGAGAAGCGGAACAAGTTGTGATGTTCCGAGGAGCTTTAGCTCCAGCGTATGTTTCGGTTTTAATGAAAGCTCGTAAATGGTTAGCGCTGTTAACTCCCATCGTGACAGCTTCTTGCTCATATCGCGCCTTTTGCGTTGGTCTGTTCTGCTTTTCCAACACCTCACTTATAGTCCACGGAACTATGGTAGCACATCGGTTTGTGGGAACCATGAAAGATATAAATTCGTTCTGAAAACGTTTAAATTCTTTCACGGGTGTAACGAGGTTTCGCGGCGCATTTACGCGCCCTTCGATGCATGCAGTATCGGAATTTACTCCTTTAGCTGCAAATAATGCTGGGGAAGAGGTCAGCGGGGAGCAGATTGGCTGTCCCGGGCATACGACATCCTCGGTTACAATTGGGGCGACTGGGTGGTAAGTGGTCGCCAAACCGTGAGTGGCTGTTATGTAGGGGCGGAATTCCTTTACGGATTTCACGGCCTCAAACAATAATGCAGCTCCTGTGGCAGGGTCTTCGAACTTAGCGGCTGCGAGCATCCTCTCTATGTCTGCAACAACGGGTGGGGATGACTTGTTGGTAAGCCGTTGTTGGATCGCTGTGTATAACCGGCTAGACAGCTCAACGCTATGGTAAGAACCATTAGCGGACGCAGATATTGTGTCCTTGACCGGGTCGAACAGGATGTTAAAGTCCTGGTGGGTGAACTTCTTCCTTTGTAGCCTTGGAATAAGATTGTTATCCAGGTAAGTCCAGTATGGCCATAATACCACTGTAGATGGTAATAGCATCACAATGCGTCGGTGCGGATCATCAATCAAATCATGCATCACAACATGATAGTTAATCAAATTTCCTTCCTTCGTCACTGTCGATATTGTATCTCCCGAGTAGTCCCACACTTCGTGCGAGTAAGATGCTCCTCCGGCGACGTGATAAGTAACCACATCGTCTTTGATGCACCACGATTGTTCGTTGTGCTCGGGGTCGACTCCTATCGTCTGCGCGACCTTCAATGGACAAAACGTGTAGATAAGCATTGGTACTCCCAGCTGCAGATACTTATCCATTTCTGGGTAGTAATCCACATCCGTGAATATCAAGCAGTGTTTGTCGGTGATCACGTCACTACGATAGGGGATGCCGAATGATTTGACATCGTAAAAATATCGGCTGCCTTCATTGCAGTCTGAATTAGCTGCGCTTACTGAGTATGGAATAAACCCGGCGTTTAGAGCTAACCGTTTGAAAGCTTCATTAACACTGGATCGCAGCGTAGCGCTAGCTGGATGCGTATGGTTCTTGGCCATAGGAATCATCGCTATGGACTTCAAAGGGTGTTCGAAAACACGACGATAGTCGCACGACCGTACCAAGTTGTCTTCAGCTAGACGACTAACGTAGCGCATATCATACCCGCCAGTGATCCACATGAACCAGCAGCGAGCCTTGTAATAGCACCACGCAATCGACTTACTTAGAGCAAGATGACAGCGGACTACGACTCTTCCGACAACTACCACTCCATAGGTAAGTTTCGGGTACCTCTCCTCGGGCAACCTTGCCAGCATAACCTCAACAAAGCTGGCACCATGGTTGCTCGGCATCAGGAAACGCGGTGTACTGTCTCCTGGAACCATCGTTGTTGAATTTGTAAATCTTAGCATTTTCAAGCAACTTAGTTTAAACGACAATTAGCAAGAGTTTATCGTCGGATAAAA